GTTGGAATGTGCATGATTGTGTGGGGAGTCATCTTTTTGCTCCAGAATCTAGTGCTTGGGAGTATACCGTTCCTGCGCGATTCAATTATTTTCGGTGCATTCAGATTAAAGGACGTTCTATTTTCGGTTATCGCGTTTCTCATTGTGAGCCAGATTGTGACTTTCCATAAGCCTCATAATTCAGCTTAATGCCCTTCATCCTGAGATCCCCCGTTTAGTTGTTCTGACTCGCAGAACTGATGGTGCCAAGACAATCGTTCTGAGCGAACCACGGCTCTCTCTTTCCTTCCCTCAGATTCTCCCAACCGCGACAGTGAATTTGTCACTAAGTGTAAAAAATTGCATTGCGCGTCATTGTGAATCTCATATATTCTTGCCCGTCATAGCATATCCTCCTTGAAGCGGGATGTGTGGTTAGGTGAAGGGCCTGTCTGCCGGCAGTCAGACAGGCCTTTTTTATTTAACAACGGGGAAGAATGGGCAACGTCCGCAGTTCTGATCTACTGGTCTCAGACATGATTGCTGAGGCTGACCTCAATCCTGATTTTGCCGCCCTGGCAGAATCCACAAAACTCCTTCTCCTCGGTTCCGCAACTGAACTGCTGGCAAATGACAACGATGTCGATGGCAACGAGAACTACATCGCTGACACTTCGACCGACGCATTGCCACTCTCGTCGACGCTTAAACATTTCTCACGAAAGGTCCGGGTCAACGCGGCGGGTCAGTTCATCAACTACCCGCAGGCCTTCGACGACGACAACCATTCTCTCGATGTCTGGGGGAGGAAGGATGGGCAGGACATCGGCGTCCGGTACATCGCAGCGGCCGACGGAACCGGTTTCCAAGCGTACCCGGACGAAGACGATACGGATGTGTACTACACAGCAGAGGAGTTCGCATGAAACGATTCGGGGGAATGACCGCCCTATTCATCCTCGCGTTGATGTCACTGCTCTTGACGAGCGAGGCATGCTCGCAGGGCAGCTACATCCGGCGCGACACGATTGTCGCCGGCAGAATGCTTCGAGCAACAAAGGTGGTCCTGGTCTACAGTGCAACGAAACCTGCCCCGATCGCGAACACCGCCATTCTCTGGATACCTGGTCCGGGTAAGTGCTACATGATCTACGGGAACGGGTCAGAGTCCAACCTCGACAGCGTCGGAACTGGCGGAGGCGGCGGATCGGGCACAGGTGACACGACATTCACGATCAACGTTTCCGGATTCCCGCAGATCAGGGACAGCGTGCAGCTGATCAGCAACGCGATACTCACATGGTCGATCAACGGGCACAACCTCACACTCGTCGCTGATACGCTGCTCTACTTCGCGACACAATTCGATATCTCGCTGAAAGTCGATAAGTCGACTCCTGTGACAGCGACGTGGGGAGTGAACGCCTCCGGGACGCTTGGTGCGTTAACGCTCGTCGGAGACTCAACGGAGGTGGCCACAAAGTACGACCTCACGCTTCGAGCCCTTCTGAATCATACGCACAACACGGCCGATCTCACGGGTGGAATACTCGGGGTACCTCGAGGGGGGTCCGGGAGATCGACGTGGACAACGAACGGCATTCCGGTGGGAAACGGAACGTCGGCGCCGAACGAGCTCGTGCCAGGAGCGACGCCGGGCTCGGCATATTGGAGCGGATCCGCCTGGTCGATTAATACGAGCTTGACGCCGGTCTACACGTTCACAGCGACGGTGCCGGCAGGAACCACACAGAGGGTAGCGGTATACGTTCCGGGGGTAACGAGCAGCATGAAGGTGGCATCGGCAATCGGAGGGACGGCAACGCCAATAGCGATGCCGGTGGTTACGGCAAAGACGGACAGCGTCATCGTCCAGTTTTACTCAACGGAAGACGATCCCATAACAGTCACAGGCCTGGTGAGATAAACACATGATGAGACAAAAAGGATGCCTGGCCGTTCTCGGCCTTTTGTTCGTTTTGGTGGCAGCAATCGTAACGAGCAACGCGATCGGACAGATCCGCGATGACTTCAACAGGGCGGACACGACCGCGCTAACAGGGCAAAGGAAGTGGGTGGCTCTTGGAGCAGCGGCGCCGATGAGGATCACCAGCAATTCAGCAACGGCCAGCCTCACGACGTCCGGGATGAATTACAGCCTTTGGGACAGCCAGATGACAAGCCTGACGGAATTCCGTCTGAGGGTGGCAAACCCAGGGACATGGCTTTCGGGCCGGGCGCCAATATTGCTCACGCTTACCCCGACAAAGACACCGGCACAGCTGAGCGGAGGCTTTACATTCCGCGGGAACCTGAGCGGGACAGCACACCAGATCCGTATGTACTACCGGGCCATGATCACCAGCGTAGGCTCAGTAGGGTACGCGGCCTTTTCATTGCCGACAGGAGCTACCACATTCCAGACCGGAGACACGCTCGTCATAAGAATGCTGAGCTTTTATCCTTTCCAGGCATCGGTCCACCGGTGGAGGGTGAGCGGGACCAGGGACAGCCTCGGGGTGGCAACGGACACGAACACCGTCCTGGTCAACCAGCTAACAAGTGGATTCTACGCAAGCCTGGGAGCGAACGACAGCACGAACACCAGGTGGGACGATTTCTACACGGCAACGATCGGAGCGCAATTGAACTCGCCTCCCAGCATTACCGTGACGGTGCCGGCACAAGGGGACACGGGAACGCCGGTGGGAATTACCGTGACGGCATCGGACGGCCCGCCTGGAGCCGGCCTGAATTACGTCCGCCTGTATTACGACGGAGTACTCGACACAGAGGCGGTGGGCCTCACCGGGACGTCGCTGGCATTCACGAAATACTACACATGGCACACTGCCGGGTCGCACACGTTCAGGGCAGAGACGGCAGACGATAGCGGAGCCACGGCAAACGATCCAGCAACGGGAAGCAAGAGCATCACGATCAATGCGCCATCCACCGGGGGTGGAGGAGGAGGGGGCGGGGGAATTACCTACGGTAGCCGGCAGATTTGGTACTACCTGTATGGCGGACAGCTGAACATGAGCGGCCTCGGAGGAACGAATGGAGGCATGATAAATGTGGCGACGTTCGATTGGAACCTCGCGGACGTCTACATCGCATTCGGCGGATCCGTATCGGCGGACGGAACGCTGAACCTTGGCAGCATGCTCGGAGCCTCGGGAAGGACCACGCTGCTGAACGATTACCTCCATGCTCGAGGAAAGCAGATCTTGTTTCTGGCAGGCGGATCCACGAACACGGAATTCGCAACAGCACAAAACGACCTGGTGGCAACGCAGAACCTGTGCCACAACATCAAACTGTTCATGCAGAATTATCACTACGACGGATTCGACATCGACCTCGAGAGCGGACTGAACGTAGCGAACATGCAGAGATTCGTCCGGATCCTCAAGGACACGATGAACACGTTTACGAGATACAACGATCCGACAAAGCGCTGTTTGATTACGGCCTTCATTTATTCAGACGGACTTTTCAACGCCTTCCAGGGCGGAGGGATGGACACCTGCATCGATTACTACAACCTGGGAAGTTACGACCAGGCCGGAACATGGCAGAACCTCGTGTGGCACACGTCGTGTCCGACCACATACGACAGCGCCGGGAACATTCCGTCGTACAACCTGCGGCCGGTGATCAATGACCTCCTGCCATCGGTCCACAAATTCATCAAGAAGGCAAAGACGCTGGGCTGGCCGACGTACAAACTTAACGCCTTCTACGATTTCAACGGAGCGCTGTATAGAAGCTCGAGTGGGAACGCCGCGGATCCGACAAACGGAGTATGGAGCATTCGACAGCGGTGGAGTACGGCGCCTTCGGTCCAGGGAGATGAGAATTTCTACCAGATGTATCCGCGCTACATCCAGAGGGCGGAACAGCTGGGGACAGTCAAGCATGACAGCCTGGCGGGATACGCAGCATACATCGAGATGTATCATCCGGAGATCATCCAGACGGACACGACACCGTACAACGTACCGGACAGCGTCCTCGTCTTTGCCGACAGCATATCGATCCGGAGATTTGTGCAAGTGGCCCTTGCAGAATCGGTGAACTTCGGAGCCTGGGACATGGGAGAGGGAAGCCTGCCTTCCACGTACACGAGACCACACAGGATGTATGAGTACGTGAAGAATGCCTTGATTTCCTTCACGGACACGACACAGAGACAGATCAACAGCACGACGCCATCGACCGCCACGGCGGGAGGCGCCGGATTCAATCTCGACGTGTATGGGCTGAACTTCCACGCGGGAGACAGCGTCATTTTCAACGGCACATACAAGGTGACGACGTTCATCAATTCGGGGAACCTTCGAGCGGCGATTCTGGCATCAGACATAGCGACGGCCGGAACAAAGACGGTCAACGTTCAGAACGCGGGCATCTCGTCAAATACCGTGTCGTTTACGGTGACGGCATCGATTGCAAAGCCGGAACTTTCAAGCGGCAGTCCAAACAAGGTCGGACAGGGGGCCGGCAATTTTTCAGTGGTATGGGCGGGTTCAGGATTCCAGGCCGGGGCAGCCATTACGTTCTCGGGGACCGGGATCACCGTGAACGCTACGACCTTCAACAGCACGACACAGCTGACAACGAGCCTGACGGTGAGCGGCGCTGCAGCGACAGGCAATCGGACCGTATACGTGACGAACGCGGACGGACAGAGGGACACGCTGGTCGGTGGGCTGGCCATCACCGACGCTCCTGCAATCACGATCTTTGTACCGGACAGCGTCCGGAGGGGACAGACCGTCTCGGTACAGGTCCAGGGTAATCACTTCAAGAGCGGATCCCTGGTGAGCCTGGCATTTTCGCCGTCTGGAATCTCATTTGTCGCCGGAGTATTCACGGCGGACAGCACAAGGTGGGCAGCATCCATCGTTGTTGACGGAGCGGCCGCGACGGGATACCGGAACGTCACGATGACAAACGGGGACGGCGGAGTAGCAACGATATCGAACGCCATCAGGGTATACGTGCCGGCCGACACAACAGGAGGACAGTCTCAGCCTCTCGCCTTCCTTGTGAAGAGGAACGGGGTGGTAGGAACGATGACGGCAGCGGATTATGTCGATTGGAATATCCGGACATCGGCACAAACAGGAACGCCGGCCGCTGGGAAGTGGAGACAGTTCTCAGGGGGATTCATCACAGACGCCGGGCAGGTGGTATCGTCCATTTTCACGCTGGGCCTGGCATCAGACGGGACGCTTTCTTCATCCCAAGCGTACCTCGCAGACGGTGAGGCCTTTTCGTGGACTTTGAGCGGCGGGACATTCACGGGATCGGTCCGGAGAGCAACCAATACCACGTTTGGGAGCGTGCGCGGAGGAGGAGCCTTCGACATTTCAGACGGCATCATCAGCCTAGGACCGAACAGCGTCACCAGCGAGAACATCGCCGGAGAGCTGAACAAGTCCGTTCTTCCGTTTGACGCCATGTACGCAACGGGGACGGCGGGGACATTTGCGGTGAACAACGGAGATGGAACCGTGACCTTCGTCGACACGACCGGGATGAAGGCGCCGGCAGGAGGATCCGTCACCGTGTACGAACGGCAGGGATACATTGCTCGATTCATCAAGGGCATCAACAGCAACACAAACGACGCCACACAGTTCACCGGGATAGATGATCCCTTCGGAATTACAGGAAACAGAATGGGCGGAGCGAACCCGGCGATCTATTTCGGAAATCCGCCCCCGGTCTACCCCAGGGATGCCGGACGCCGCGGACGAATAGCGATCGCGCCACAAGTCGGACCAGGGCTCATATCCGGAGGGTGGATGTCGACAGGTGCATCAGGAGCGCTACGCGCCGGCTTCTTGATGAGGGAACCGGACACGCTCGAATTTGTGAATTTCATCATGCCGACATCGAGGGATTCAAACAAATTCTTTGTAGGCAAGTTCAGGGGGCCGATATCGAACGCCGTGGACACACTGCCGGCATACGTGCCAAGAGTGGGATTCGCCTGGGGTGGTCGTGACTCGATGTTCGTCAACACGGACAGCCTGTTCGCGGAATGGTGTGACTCAACCACGGTGAGCCGGGTAGGGGTTTCCCTCCCGACGCTCGGGGGCGAATACGACCTGAAGATCGTCACAACGGCGAGCAGCTTCCTCTTCTACGTCGACGACGTATTGAAGCTCACCGCAACGTGGAGTCTCCCGACGCTCGGAACCGTCTGTAATCACGGAATGGGAGTGTTCACGCTCGGGAATATCACGCCGGTGAACACGAGCTACATCGGAGCGGTGGGTATTTCGGTGGACGATATCAAATACGAACCAAAGCACTGACGATCAATCCGTTAATAAGGAACCCCCATGGAACACGGAATGACACTTCAACAGATCGGTGAATCTGTCGCCCGGATCGAAGAACAGATGAAGACACTGTTTCGGATGCGGGAGGAAGATACGAAGGCGGCTGACGATCGGGGACTGGATCACGAGAAGCGCCTGCGTCGACTGGAGAAGGGCCTCTACGCCCTCGTGGGAATCGGGGGAGCTGTCGCCGTCATCTGGGCAATTGTCGAAAAGATTGTTACACGCATACATTAACCAATCACAAAGGAGATTTCGATGAAACGTCTTTCGCTGTCAACGCCCATTCGGCTTCTGCTGCTGCTCATCATCACTGCTTTCATGGTCACCATGGCCCTCGCGCAGGGAGACGAAGCTCCGTCGGCAATGTTCCCGATAATTCTCTTTGTACCCTACGCCCTCGGTGTCCTTGTCCATTGGGCGAAGAAATGGAAAGAGGACTCGGTGCAGAACAGCTTCGGCAGTTGGTTCTTCACGAATATCGGTCTCACCATTGGTACGACGATCGCGGGTGTCGCGTCCATCTGGGCCATCTATTCGCAGGTGGGCAACGGTGGCCTATACCCGGTGACGCTCGGAAGCTGGCTCGCCGTGTTCTACATCGGACTCGGTGCTGATAGCTTCAATTCATCAAAGAAATAATCTCCACAGATGACTCGCGCAAGTAACGGAAAAGGAGTGTCGGGATGTCTGTCCGGTTCGGACATCCTAAGCCGAGTGAGCGGAAAGACATAGGCCGGATGAGAAAGCGCGGGGCCGTTCGGATTCTGTCGTGATGCGCTGAACGGTACGAGAAAACAACGGCGGGTGAACTCACAGCCCGCTGAATTAAACGAAAGGTTTGTTTCATGGCATTCGGAGCATCGGCACTTACCGGAACCGTCATCGCCACAGGGACAAGCGGTTACATTCTCCGCTTCGACCTGACGAGCCGCAGGATCAAAAGGATTATCCTGGTTCAGGCGGCTGACACGGGAAAGGATCCTGACGACTTTTCCCCAGTAACGGGGGTGAAGAAGACGGATGCGGAGTTGCTCGCACTCCTGGAGTCCCCGGCCGCGGTGGAGTGCGCGTATGCTCCGAACTACCCAACGGTAGATGTCTATCTGGACTCTGCGAAATTCCCCCGGGCATCGACGACGGAGATCCTGATGAAGTTCAAACGCGGCGCATATCTGCCTGCTTCGGGTGCTGAATCCTACGACGCACCACCCGGGCAACGGCGTCTGGCGCATCTGTACGTGCAGAGGACACTCCGCGAGCTGCAGGGGAAGTCAGTCCCGGACAGGCTCGTTGCTCAGATCAACGATGAACGGACGAGGCTTGGCCTGGCATGATGTTCCGCGACACCATACGGACCTTCCGGAAGGAACTGGCAAAGCTGATCTCGCCGGAGGCGGTCATCGCGCATGTCGGCGGTGTGGGATCCGGCCGGATCGGGCGACAGGGATTGACTGACGCACAGGGTGATGCCCGGGAGATGATGAAGGCCTTCAGGAGCTTGGTCTTCGCGTGTATCCACGTGCGGGCAAAGGAAGTCTCGAAGGCCGCTGAAACCGGAGTCTTCAGGGTGAAGATCCGGCGATCGTACGACGTGATCGATGAAGCCCCGATGGATCATCCCCTGGTGCAGCTCCTCGAGAATCCGAATCCCTACATGTCCCGGATTGAGCTCTGGTACCTGACGCAGGCCTTCAAGGATCTCACTGGAAATGCGTATTGGTGGATCGCCCGGGATCGCTTGAATATCCCGCGTCAGCTCTGGCCGCTCCCGTCCGAACGAATCCGGATCGTCCCTGGGAGCCTGAAAGCAGGAGAAGGCCTCATCAAGTCGTACATCATCGACTGGGGGATGGGGAACAGGCAGGAGATCCCTGAGAACGATATCGTTCAGCTGAAGCATCCGAACCCCAACGACATCTACTTCTACGGCGGATCGCTTCTGATGAAAGCTGCGGTCGAGGTTGATATCGCTGAGTTCATCGCTCAGCATCAACGGGATTTCTTCAAGAACGACGCGGCGCCAGCCGGGATCGTAACATTCCCGGACGAGCTGAGCCCTGAAGTCCGAAAAGAGTTCGAGCAGCGGTGGCTGGAGAAGTTCCAGAGGAAGCCGGGAAAGACGGGGTATCTCGAGGGTGGAGCGAAGTACGAGAACATCGTGAATCAGAAGGAGCTCGACTATCTCGAATCGGCCGGCATCAATTACAAGAAGATCCAGTCCGTGTTCGGAGTGCCGGATTCGAAGCTCATGCTCGAGGAGAACATCCAGGCCCGGGCGACACTCGAGACGCTCGACTACAACTTCATGAAAGAAACGATCGAGCCGGAGCTCACCATTATCGATGCCCAACTCACGCTCGACCTGGCAAAGACTGAGTTCGACGAGCGGATGTTCATCCAGCATGTGTCCGTCATCCCGAAGGATATCCGCCTGCAGTCTGAGATGGACGAGTCCGATTTGCGCATGGGGACGACGTCGATCAACGAGATACGCCGGCGCGATGGCAAGGACGAGTGGGTGGGTGGTGACGAGCCGTTGATGACGTTCGGGCTGGTTCCGCTGTCGCAGGTCGGTGTTGATGACTCCGTTGATGTCACTCCGGCAGATGAACCGAAAGTGATGCCCTTCGGCAGAACAAAGGTGATGAGCGAGACTGAGAAGAAGGACTTCTGGAAAGCCCACGAGCGTGTGAGATTGAAGTGGGAACGGAGGATGTCAGTGAAATTGAAGGCCTACTTCAGGAGAATTCAGAAAGAAGTCGTCGAGAAGGTCAACTCAAAGAAGTCCCTACAGAAGGATCTCGACAGTAATGACTTCCTGTTTAATGTTGACGATTGGCTGAGGAAACTCGATCCCATGATCAAGGCCGAAGTCATGGCGATGGTCAAGGAATCGTTTGAACGGTTCAAGAGGCAGTATTCGATTGATGGGATTGTCTTCACTCCGAACAGCACAGAGGTCGTTGAGGCGATTGGCAAGCTCACGTCAAAGACGAAGACCATCCCGCAGACGCTTCACGATGAGCTGAAGGCGGTGGTGGACAAGGCCATCCGGGAGCAACTGACGATCGATGGCATAGCTGGCCGGGTATCGGAGTTCTTCAATAACACGACGGATTTCCGGGCCGTCAGGATCGCTCGCACGAATTCGAACTACAGTCTGAACACCGGGAACACCATTGCGGCCGTTCAGTCCGGGCAGTTTGACGGCAAGACCTGGTTGAGCCAAAGGGACTCTGTGGTCCGTGATACGCACGCTTCCGTCGACGGACAGCAGGTGGACCTGAAAGCAAAATTCAAACTTATCGACGGCGATATGCTGGATATCCCCGGAGACCCCCAGGGGAAACCCGGAAACACGATCAATTGCAGGTGCACGGTAGTGTATCAACCCAAGTCAACAGAGTAAAGGAATCCAAGGATGACACCGGAAGAGCGGAAAAAGGCAATCGAGGCAGCCCGAAAGTATTACTCACAGTTTCCGAACCTCGCGCGGGTGAGGATTGTCAAGAGCACGGAGGATTCGATCACCCTCGCCTCGGACTTCACTGTTGAGACAAAGACCGTCGATGAGACTGAGAAGTCGATCGTCCACCTGATCTCGACTCCCCGCATCGATTACATCCGGGACGTGATGAATCCGTTCGGAGTGGACGATGAACCTCTGCAGAAGAACAGGGGGGTATTCTACAATCACAGAGCCTATGGTCCGACGGATCTCCCGATCGGCAAGAATCTCTGGCTGAAGAAGAAGCGTGAGGGGGTACTGGTGAAAACACAATACGCCGTCGAGGAGTACGCATTTGCCGGCGATATCTTCCGCCTTGCGGCGAAGGACTATCTGAACTCATATTCAATTGGATGGGATCTGGCGACATGGGAGTGGATCACGATCGACAGCCTGCTCAAGCTGATCAATGGGAAATTCGACATCGTCAACATCAAGGACTTTGACAAAGACGACCGAGTCATGTATCACGCAGAGTGGGGGTGCCACGAGTACTCCCAGGTCGGAGTACCGATGAACATGGACGCCACAAAGCGTGCGATGTTCAGAAAAGCGATGGATGACGGGACGATCGCAACCGACAGGGGAAAATTCCTTTTCGGTGAACTCGTTGGGCGCGATTCAATCAGTCTGCCTGACGGCGAACTCGAGAAGCGTGTCAAGGATGCCGTCACGTCGTGCGCCTCACCGATGGCATGCGAGCTCGCGGAAATCAAGACATTGTTGCAAGCGTTGGTGAAGGATCTCTCGATAGAGGATCCTCCGGCCGATCCTCCCGCTGCGGGGGAAGAAGGTGCACCGGATCCTCCTCCCGCCGATCCCGAACCAGCGGCACCGGAACAGACACAAGGAACTGAAACAACAACGGCGGTGGAGACAGCAGGAAGCCCGGCCGAGGAGAAGAAGGTAGAATTTGACGCCTCCGATCTCATGGCCAAAGTGGCAACTGGAGCTGTTAGCCGGCTGAAAGGCAAAATCAACTGATCTATCAACACTGCCGACTTGAAAGGAACTGAGTCATGAAGTTCACGAAAGATGCAAACGGCAATCTCGTCCTGACCGAAGAGCAGTTCACTGCTGCCCTCGAGGAACAGGCGCAGAAGGCCGTTGACCAGCTGAAGAAGGACCTGAAACTGGATACCGTTCAGGATCCTCCGATTCCGGCCAAGATCCCCGGCGACGGCGATGACCCGGCGGACAAGTACCGTCCGAAGGCAAACGAGAGTGCGGGAGAGAAACACGCTCGTTTGAAGGCCGCAGTACTCGATGTCCGTGGAGGCACCCTTGCCGTCGAGAAAGCCCCGAAGGAAATAAAGACCATCCGCTTCTTCCGCGCCCAGCAGCTGGGTGATGAAGTCACGGTGAAGGCTCTGTCCGAAGGATCGGCCGCGGACGGCGGGAATCTCGTTCCGACCGAGTTTTCCACTGACCTCAAGGTCGCGATGGAGAACTATGGCGCCATCAACGACTGCGACTACCACGAGCTGACGGCCAACGAGCTCGACCTGCGCAGTGTCACCACGAAACCCCTGATCTATCAGGTGGATGAAGGTGCACAGATCACCGAGGCAGCTTCGAAGTTCGGAAAGCCCCAGTTGATCGCAAAGGCTTTCGCCGGCATTCAGGTGATGTCGAAAGAAGTGTTCCAGGACAACAACGTCGGCCTTTACGATAAGCTGATTGCGTTGTTCGTGGAAGGTCTCAATGCCCGCAAGAGCAAGGAGCTCTTTGTCGGTCAGTCGTTCACCGGGATCTTCGGATCGACCACCCCCCAGATCACGCCCATGTCCTCGACGAACTTCGACGATGTCCTGTACAAGGAGCTCGTCGCGGTGGCTACGTCGCTGAGCGACGGCCAGCTCGCGGGACCGGGTGGAACGCCGAAGTGGTACATGCATCGCACGACCTTCGGGAAGATCGGGTCCATGGTCGATGATCAGGGTCGTCCGATCATCGTCAACCCGTGGGATGCGAAGTCCCGCATGTTGCTCGGCTTCCCCGTGGTCCTGGATGAACAGATCACGGCTGCAACCGGTGCGGCTCAGGCCGCAACGCCGTTGATTGCGTTCGGCAACCTGAAGTGGGTTGACTACGGCATGCGCCAGGAGATCACTTCCCAGGTGCTCACGGAAGGTACCGTGAACAATATCAACCTCGCGGAGAAACGGTCGCTCGGTCTGGTGATCGACACCCGCTGGGGTATCGTGGTTTCGATCCCCGGAAACATTGCGATCCTGAAGACGAAAGCGGCCTGATCTGTACCGCAGACCATGAATGAACTATCACAGGGCCGGGCTTAACCTCCCGGCCCGATTTGAAACGACAAGAGAAGGAACACAATATCATGAAAACGCTCTTTCAGAAATTCATCCTCCTGACGTTGTTCGTCGTATTCATCGCATCGATGGCATGCGCACAGGGAGCGTCCACGTTGAAGGACGCAAACTACGCCAATGACTCGACCTACAACTATACCGCGCCCGACAAGATTGGTGCCTACCGGTCCATCGCACTGCAGATCTCCGCACCCGATAGTTTCAGCGGCAAGACGTATGTCGAAACCCGGGTGAAAGGAACAAGCACCTGGACGGTCAAGGATAGCCTTACGATCACGAATGCCACAACCTCTGCGACCAACTCCGAATGGGTGCTTCGCGATGCAACCACGGAGAAGATCCCCGGGATATACATTGATGTCAGGTTCCGGACAGTCTGTGCCTCGTCTGGAAATACGACAACTCCCACGCAGAAGATGACTGCAACCATCAGATTTGTGAAATAGGGTTTGGAAGGGATACCACATGAGAACCATCTTCTGCGTGATCATCTGCTTCTTGGCAATGTCAGTAACTGCGACTGCCCAGGGGCACTTCATTTCGTCGAGTGCCGGGCGATCCACGACGACATTCGACAGCATTGCCATCCGGAGCGGTATCCACAACATCGTCGTCCGGAACGATACCACGGCCGGCACGGACACGCTCTGGATCGCTTTCCATGACGACACTACCCGGTCGCAGATGATTCCGGTCAAGGCGAACGAGACATGGACGCTCTATGGAGCTTCGCCGAGATACATCCGGACGAAGTCGAGCGCCAACACCATCCCCCGGAGAATCTGGGGCTTTTGAGTAAAGGAAGGATGACATGATTCAATTCAAAGAGTCAGGAAACGCTTCGGAGGTAAAGGGCAGGATTTCGACTTCTGAGTTCAACGAACAGAAGTATGGCGACGACCTTCGGGCCGATGTGCAGGCTGTGAAGGAGGCGATGAATAACATCGCAGGGCTCGCCGGCGCCGGTTGCGCGATTGATCTCCAGGCGGAAGTCCATCTCTGCTCAGTCGGAGTGGAGAAGGGCACGATCGTTTTCGAGCTGAAGAGACCGCAGCCTGTTCAGGCTCCGCCGGTTGAACCTCCGGTCGACCCGCCATCAACTGATGCGGATCCGGGAGCCGAAACAATCGTTCCCGATGGTGCAACCGTGACGGCAGGCGATGCCGATGCGAGCGCAACTATCCCGGATGGCGGAAAGGTAGAAGTGTCGGACGAACCTCCGGCAGAGGGTACCGATGCTCCGGTCCAGTGATCTTGACGGTCATCAGTGCGAGTTCATCCCGTACGACGGCAGGAGATTGAGCGATGCCAACGCGAAGACGCTCGAGGAAGTCCGGAAAACGGTTCATGGCATTATGGTTGAAGTGTGCCCCTGGTGCGGTGATCTTCGGTTCTCACCAGGCAGCGGTCCAAACAAGATGATGCATCCCGGTCAACTCATGGTGAAGTGATGTCCATCAGTGCAGCCACATACGCGATTCTCTCACTCGTTGCTGTCAAGGAATATCTGAACATCGAGGACGGAGACGACGCACAGGATGATTTCCTGCAGCGGTGGATCAACAGCATCTCGTCGGCGATCGAGAGTTTCATCGGGGGACCTGTCAAAGCCCAGACTTTCACCGAGGTCTATGACGGGGACGGAGACTATGCGCTGCAGCTGAGGAAGCGGCCGATCATCTCCCTGGCCACTCCTGCGGCGACCGATCTGCAATACCGGATCGATCTGAAGTCACCCTGGCAGACTCTCGTCGCAGACATGGATTACGTCGTCGTTCGTCCCGATGCTCCCTTTAGCATTGTCCTGTGCGACAACGTTTTCCCTGCTGGATTTCAGAACATTCGCATCGCGTACAAGGCGGGCTACTCATCAATCCCCGGGGACATAGAGCGTGTACTGGTTGAAGCTGTCAGCGAGATCCACAAAGAGAGCAACCGGGGATCCGGCCGGCTCGGGCAGGGTAGCAAAGGCATGGGTGCGAGCGGGACGAATGACTCGACATCGTTCTTCCGCCTGACAAAGGAGCACAAAGCCACACTTTCCAGATATCGCTGGAGGTCGCCGTGAGCGATGCTCCAGTCAGAATCAATGTCGACGTCAGTCCTGCCTCACTGAACAATCTCCCCGATGAGCTGATTGAGCTTCTTCCGGTCACCATTGCGCAGGCGATGGGTGACGCATTGAATTTCATGGGGCAGTCAGCGGTATCGCGGCACATGATCATGACCGGCGGTGCACAGGCCTCACGCTGGACACCGATCAATGCATCGATGCTGACAATCCGCACGGGCAGACTCGCCCGATCGCTGATGGGACAGATTCAGGGGAGTAAGTCGAGTGTGATGAATGAGGGAAGGCACACGATCTCTCAGTCTGGCAATCTCTTCCAGGGTGAAATCGCCACGAGCGTGCCGTATGCCCGCTCGCACGAGTTCGGGGGAGATTTCCGCATCACCGAGCGGCAGACGAAGTTCTTCTATGCGATGTGGAAGACGCGTGGTGACACGTCAACGGAAGCCCGGGACATGTGGTTTGCCCTCTTCCTGAAGGGCAAGATGAGGAAAACGATCCGTCGCCCGGCCCGGCCATTCATGCGGCCGATGATAGCCGATCCAATCACCCATGATGGCGTGAACAGGATCTTCAAACTCCGGATTCAGAACCTCATGAAGGGGGTGGCGAGGAACTGATGTCATTCCGCCGCGACATACGGGACCACCTGGTCACACGGCTCGGCGAGATCAAAGTCTCGAACGGATATCAAAACACCGTGGCCAAGGTCTCGAAGAAGCTGAAGGATATCGGGAAGGTCACCTCGACGCCGGAGTTGTCGGTGCTCCTCGGCCCGACATCGAAGCGCCCGACATCTGAGGAGGAAGCTCTGTACGAAGTCAACGTCACCTTCGCCGTTGTCGGGTACATCCGGGCGAAGATGGACACCGCGGATGATGGCGCCCTCGGAGATCTGGCAGACTCGCTTTCTGAGGATGTTGAGGAATGCCTCCTGAACGATGACACCCTCATCTCTGACACGGAAGCGAAGTCCCTGAAGATCACGAGCATCGAGCCGGATCTCGATTACGAAGCGAATGTAGGTTACATCACGGTCTTGCTGACCGTGCTTTATCATCATGATTCTGACACATAGAAGGGAACATTGTCATGGCACTCGGCAAAGACCGTAAACGAATAAATGTCAAAGGCGGCGGACTCCTTAAGCTCCGCGAGCTGGATCCGTCGGCAACTGCAGCGTTTTCCGAAGCTGGCTGGCTCGGCGGGACCACCGTCAGCGATAAGCATGACATGGTGACGAGCAAGGATGAGCAGGGACTCGTCATCGATCACGCATCGAGCGGGGAAGACGTCACACTCAAGAGCATCCTGAAGCAGACAACGATCGATGAGATCAATCTGCTTAAGAACGCTGACGGGAAATACTACGAGGCCTACTACTACGTCAAGCTGAAGAACGGCAATGTGCAGGAATTGAACATCCCCCTCTGCAAGATCACGCCGGGATTCGAGCTGGACCACAAGCCGGGTGAGCGGAACATCGAGATCGCGATCACAGCTCTTGCGATCAAGGCGGCCACGACTGTCACGCGGGCTCCTGTTGCCTACAACATCGATCCGACCGTCAACCCGTACTATGTGCTCATCGAGGGAGCTGCGCCGGGATCCGGAGCTCCGACTGAAACGGCCGGCACGCTCACGACCCTGATATCGAACATTCTCTAAGAATCGAGGCGAACTATGTCACTCGGCAAATACCGGGTCCGAATCGGCAGGAAAGGGCTCGGGAAATTCGAGATCAGAGAGGTTGAGCCGGTCGCCGGCAGCGACTTTCTCAATGTCGGATGGATCAAGGGCACGCTCGTCTCAGACAAGCGCGACACGCTCACGCAGAAGGATGAGCGCGGTCAGGTGGTGGATAAGCACGAGATCGGCCGAGAAGTCTCCGGGCGGACCTTCCTCATGCAGAAGTCGATCGATGAAATCACTCTCCTTGCGACTGCGGATGAGAAGGTCCACTCGGCCAGGTATTCCGGCATGCACCAGGCGAACATCTTTCACTACTACGCATTCGATGTGATTCGGATTACCCCCGGATTCGAGGATGAGAGGAAGCCTGGAGAGCAGCTTCTCCCGTTGGAGATCACATCACTCGATCGAAGCGATGCGCTGGGATTCGACTCGCCGCTGTACTATCTGATCGAAACTGCGAGGGAGATCCGGACAGAGCAGCTGATGCTCTGGCTTGCCCCGCGGATGAAGTGGAATCAGGCGACGACGAAGATCCTCGATGCTTCCGGATTCGCCCGGCACGGGACATTGAGCGCTGATTATGCTGCCATTTGGCAGACCGGGACGTCGCCCGAAGCATTTCTCCGGTTCGACGGTTCGAATGATGACGCAGACCTGGGGAACGTCCTGAATATGGCTTCAAACGACTTCATGGTCGAAGTGTGGCTCCGGGCGCAGGGAGCGAACGGAAACCAGATCGATGTCCTGGCGAAAGCGAACAACCCGTTCGGCACCACGAGCAATACAGGTCTTGCGGTCTACCGCAATACTGGAAACGGGATCACCCTCAGGTTGAACGATGGGACAAACGGCGCGAGCATGCCGTCCGCGAACAGCACGGCGCTTCAAAACGTCTGGGTGCATGCAGCATTTGTCGCCGATCGTGACGGCAACGGTCAGGCCTATGTCAACGGTGTCGCAAGCGGGGCTCCGGCAAGCCTGGCGACGATCGGTAGCATCAGCAACGCGCTGAGCCTCCGGTTGGGCGCATCCTCATCACTCGGGGAGCGAGGACAGGTCGATATCGGCGGTGTGCGGGTCTACGATTTTGGATCCGGTGGGCTTCCCTCGGACATCGGGACAATCATCAGTCGGCACTTCACGGCAGAAAGAGGGTACTTCGGGATATGATGCAAATGCATGACTACACGACGTACAACGTCAAGGGAACCACGTGGATTCAACGAGAACTGACATGGGAAGAGAGCGAGCGGGCCCGGGCTCTTGTCGGTGATTTCTGGAAGCGAGTCAGCGATGCCACGCAGTATGGCCGCTTCATCGACGACCTCATGAGCAGGGGTGTCGCCGGTGAGCTCGTGAAGATCATCCTCCGGCCAGAAGGCGGATCACTCCTCAAGCGGGCTCGGGCTCGGGTTCTCATGCGGAAAAACGGAGTGGACCCGAACGATCCCTTCCGATCGATGACGAAGTCCGAGATTGCGAGGGCAATGGTCGATTTTTTTACCTACTCCGTCGGATGGATGAACGTCTTGACGGGTACGGACGCGAACTCGGGATCGAGCATGACGACGGAGAACCTGAGGGAGAACATTTCCACTATGACGAAATCCTTTTTCGACTCTCCGACGGCGACCTCACCAGGGCAGAGCTGATCCGGAAGCTGAGCCCGGAGAAAGTGTATCGCTGGATGCTGGTCAAGATCCGGCGAGAACAACGAGAGAATCCAAAGTGCGAGTACTGTGGCAAACGATATCAGCGTGAGTATCTGGAAGATGGCATCTGCATGAAATGTCGCAATCCTGAAGAGAACGAATCTGATGGCTGAGTCTGTAGGCGAACTTTCCGCAAAACTGCTCTATCACACCGAGGAAGCTCAAAAGGCCCTTGCGTCTGTGTCGAGCTATGCCAAGACCGCGAAGAAGGACTTTCGTGACCTGCAGTCACAGGCCGACGAAGGGAGGTCGGCATTCCGGAAGTTCTTCCAGGAGCAACGGCTTCAGGATCGTATCGCACGGGAGAGCACACAGGCGGTGCTTGGTATCGCAAGCGCCCTTGCTCTCGTCAGCAGTGGGAGCGACGGTGCAAGCGAGAAGACGAAGAAACTCCAGACCGCATTGCTGACAGCGGTCGCCGGCGCGAACGCAACCGAGTTTGCCCTGTTCTCAGTGAGTCGAGCTGGCGCCGGCCTCGGCGGGACACTCGGGGCTTTGTTCACGCGAATTGGAAGCCTCGCCGGTCCGATCGGTATTGTCGTCGGACTCGGTGCTGGACTCCTCACGTTCTTCATGGAAAGCGATAAGAAGTCCAGGAAGGCGGCCGATGATGGGCTGAAGAAGTACAACGATATGCTGACGACCATCTCTGGCAACATGAAGGAGATGACGCAGGATCAGATCGATGCAGAGCGGTCCAGGCTCACCGCCCAGAAGAACATGCAGGAGACCAGGCTCGCCCTGTACAAACGGATGAAAGAGGCCCTCGGTTCGGGAGAGGCAATCAACATCTCTCCGGAGCAGGCTGCGGCCGCGGGCCTGACGGGGAACGATCTCTTTACAATGACGGCTTCACAGCTGGACAAGGCGATCACCGGGCTGCAGGACAAGATCAGGCAGACAGCGACGGAGCTAGGCGCGGTTCCGAATGTGATCACTGCGAAGGGGCCGAAGTCACCGGAGGATGCACGGAAGGACCAGGCACAGCAGGAGAAAGACCTGAAGGATCTCGCAAATCGGATCGGCGCCGGCAACGTCGAGGCAGACCAGCGAGCAAGGAAGGAAATCCAGGAAAACATCAAGCGCCAGAACGAGCTGGAGAAGGACATCAAGATCGGCATGGCTCAGGAGGAGTTTGATCGTAAGATGGCCGAGGAGAACGCGCTGCATCAAACGCGAATGGTTGAACTCTCAAACGTCAATGCCTCCGAAAGCCTGATCGGAATGGAACGTCAGCGCCATGAGCTCGAGATAGCGAAGATCAGGTCTGATGAACAGGACCGCATTGCCGATAAAGAGCTCAAGCAAATGGATGACATGATTACATCCGTCGCCCAGGTCGGGAATGCCCTTCATAACGCCTTCAGCCGATCCGGAGATACGTTCGTTGCGAAGATGATCGCGGCACTTCAGATCGTTCTTCAGATATCGCGGACGGTCAAAGCGATGGATGCCGGAAGAATGGACAGCGATACGGGTGGATTGCAGATCGTGTCATCACTGTTGGCTGTCTTCGGAATGGGGTTCGCCGGCGGTGGGTACACAGGAAACATGCCGCGGCACAGGGTCGCCGGGGTTGTGCACGGAGGGGAAATCGTCTTCGAGAAGCCGATCGTCGATCGATACAAGGACCAGCTGATGGGACTTCGGGCGCAGCTGCAAAGCGCGACGACCCGGGGCTATATGAACGGCGGGATGGTTGGTGCGGTCCCGGCGATCGCAGGAGTGGGATCGTTGAGGGTATCCGGGAAGATTGACATCTCCAACGGGCAGGCGTTCCTTCGGGTTGAAATGCCAGGTTATCGCAACTGGGAAAGGAAGAAGCTCGGATGAGAATCATGCTCCGCGCACATCCGGAGGGCGATGGCATCGATATCACCGGATATCTCGATGACGAATCGGATGTTATCCTTACAGAGGAAAAAGAGTGGGAGGGATTCAAGAGGGCGTATGACGATGTATCGCTTCGGCTCTCAAACCTGAGCGGATTCTTCACGACGCATTTTGCTTCCTATCCGTCGACGCAACTCCACATGATCACAATAGAAGATGGATCGAGGGTCTGGCGGGGGTTCGTAGACAATCCTTCGGTCAAGGAAGAGTTCACTCAGGAGTGGTGTACGCTGGATGTGTTCTCCGTCGACAAGGTATTCTGGGACCGGGCAAAAAGCATGTACATCGATGATCAGGATTATGTCCAGTTCGTGTACAGAAGCTTGAGCAAATTCCTGAATGATCACATTCTGAAGGACATCTTCCGTGATCTGTTTGTGCCGAACGATTTCAACATCGAGACGTTCTATGCGGACCGGATATTGCGGGGGTGGGCGGACAATTTCCGTCTGAGCATCGAGACGCGAAATGAAACTCCGATTCGGATGCGGATCCCCGCCCATGGATTCACCACTGGAACCCGCGTCGTTGTGTTCGGGATAACGAACTATCAGGAGATCGATCTCGCCCATCTGACGGTCACGGTGATCAATAACGACGACTTCACCCTGGACGGGACCACCTCGAGAGATAATGACACGGAAGGTGGATGGGTCGCTCGCGAAGAGTACGCCGGAATCACGAACCGCGGGAGGTTCCGCGAACTCGACAAGAAGACCACGGTAGGGGAGCTTCTGGAAGCGTTCTCCTTGAAATACAACGCCCAGATCTTCATCGATCAGGAATCGCAGAAGTTCTCCATGCGGCGCCGGGGGGCCGCGTACACGGGCGTCGTTACGACTATCACAGACGACGTGCTTGATGACGAAGAGATCGAGATCTCGCCGTTTGACGATGAGAAATATGACTATCTGCTCTCCACATTCTACGTCATCCCGCCCTCCGGATTTCTGTACTACATCCATGCAGGGAGCGCCATCGAAGGCCAGGCGATCCACCTCGGTAATCTTCAGTACGTCGTTACCGCCGAGTATGGTGAGAACTTTGAAACCGGGCCAAGCGAGATCATCTATGTGGACGTGCGAAGCTTCTCCCATGGTGTCGATGAGTGCCTGGTGTTGCTGGCCTTGGACGCGTTCGACGATCCGCATATTACGGGCAGAAGGATCTATCGCAAAGAGGAGAGCGAAGGTAATTTCTACTATGTGACGACCGTTCCAGGATCTGACTACGTCCAATGGCTGGACACGTGGAGAGCTCCCGATCGTGATCTGTCCCGGACTCCTCCGCCATCCGGACAGGCCGCGCGCGCGTGGTTCCGATTCGACGAGTCGGAGGGTGTCTGGGATGCTCCAATTCTCGATGTCGCAAATGGAGACAACAAGCCGAGTGGCAGGATCTTCGATGCGATCCCCAAACTGAGATTCCACGAAATCGGGCACAAGGAACAAATCAAGGACGAGAGCTACTTCGACACCTGGTGTTTCTTCGGTCGAGAGGGGCACATCGATCGTGAGAACTATCTCTACATCCAGAATCAGTTCCTCGATCTGATGGTTGCGAAGAAGAAGGGCGTCTTGTCGCTCAAGGGCACAGGATATCGTCCCGGTGATGAACTAAAATTCAACCTCAAAGGCAGCCTTTCCATTCTGAATTCCGGATCCTATGTGATACGAAAGGCGAGGCGGAATCTCACGCAGGAGAGAACGAAGGTTGAACTTGTGAAACTGGTGGCGTGATGATACTACCCGCAATACGACACATCTCCGGTGAGGGTCTTCCTCGGTTGCTGCTCGTGGGGACCAATCTCTATACGAGTGCCGGCTCGACAACCTTTACGGCGACGAGCGTCGTCGAGTCTGGAAGTCCGGCGCTCATTGCGGCCGGTCTGCAGGTCGGGAATCTCATTCGTAGCTTCTCAGTTACTTCGGGCCAGCCGAACAAGCCGGTGTACGCAAAGGTTACATCCATCGACGATACGTCGGACACAATCACAGTCGACGAATGGATCGGAGGTACCCCGACTAATAACCAGGCGTTTACGATCGACGGATATGTGGTAGATCTCCCACGATGTCTGGAATTGACCGAGACATTTGACCCGGATAATCTCGTCCATGCTGTCTGGCCGCGGCGAAAAGAATCAAAGTTCCGCGGGTGGAGCTATCAGTGTCTGCTGGATTACTCCCAATACGTGAAGCCCGATACGATCGCAGAGATGCGGAATTTTCTCTCCGCGAAAGCCACCGACCGACTGATCCTTATTCCTCGGAGGGACGCTCCTGGGTTTCAATACAACGTGTACTTCAACTCGAGCATCCGCTTGTCACGGATCGGGAAAAAGCCTGGTTACAAGAAGTTCATGCTTCCGTTCCAGGGGAAGGAGAATCTCGCATCATGGCCAATTCTATCCGGTTATGGATTCGGATATGCACAGAATTTTGGAAATCAACTCTAAGGAGAATCAGAATGTCACGCGTAGCTACGACAAATTTGGGGTTGGGGACCTGGACGGACGGTGAGAACCCCGGTGCGGGAAGCCAGTCGGTTGACAACACAGGACTCAACGGCAACTTCCTCAAGATCGATGCTGCCGTCGGCGCAGAACACAACGCAAACGGGACTCACAAGAACGACGTGATCAAGGGAGCGAACCTGACCGGAGGATCCGGAGCGGACCGGGTTGTTGACAACTCCACGCTCGAGACGACAGCGGCAACCGGCGCGAAGCAGATCCGGCAAAAGGACGACGGCACCACCGGCGCGAAGTTGAACGCGAACGTGGTGGACAATGTGACGCTGGAGGTTTCAGCGGCGACCGGATCGAAATTCCTGCGAGTCAAAGCGAATGGCATCCGGGCGGGAGCGCTTCTCGGATCCGGATCAGGGAAGATTGTTGACGGCACATCGATCAACCTGAATGCAGGCAACGAGCTGGAGGTCCCGGACGCCGGAATCACGGCCGCAAAGCTCGGGGCGCAGTCCGTCACGCCGGCAAAGCTGCAGTATCAGGAAATTATCTTCCTTCTCAACCAGGCGGGCACAGGAGCTCCGGTCGCAGTCACGGTAACCGACAACTATTACGGGTCACCAATCACGTACACATTCGCACGCACTGGAACGGGGACGTACACACTCACGGCGAGCGCTGCGATCTTTGCGGCAAATAAGACGGTCATCATGCCGCACCCTTGCCAGCATGCGTCGTACGGACACGGGATCCTCGTTGGCGTCCGGATTTCGACGACGGTCATCAATCTCTATACCTTCCGGGGTGATACTGATGCCGCGTCCGACACTGTGATGGCTGATCAGGTCCTGATGATCAGGGTCTATCCATAACGTGAACGAGCTGGATCGACATCGGCTTCTCAATGGATCCAACAGCTTCGACCTGAAGGAGGCCGAAATTCGGATTGGAATGCTCGAGGTGGCGGTGGGGCAGAACGGCCTCGACTACCGGATCTCGCAATTGGAGTCTGCTCCTATAATGAACACGACCGGGCATGACAATGAGCTTCTCGGAATGAACAAGATTGGCGAAGGTTACGAATGGAAGCAAGTTGTGGCAGGAACAAATGTCACGATCGAACACTCCGGAAGCAGCATCATTATTTCTTCAACCGGCGGCGGTGGAAGCGGTCTGACCTCATTGAACGGGCTAACGACAGATCCGCAGACCTTTGCCAAGACTGACGATACAAACGTCACGCTGACAATCACCAGCAGCGGGACCGCTCACACCTTCGCGCTGGGATGGACCGGAACGCTGGCAGACGGACGCATCGCTTCAGCAGCGACATGGAACGCAAAGGAGGCCGCGCTGACATTCAGCAGTCCGCTGAGCAGGGCGGTGAATACGATATCGATCCCAAAAGCAGCGTCCGGGATAAGCGGATACCTGGATGGAACGGATTGGACCACCTTCTCGCAGAAGTACGGGGCAAGCGCCGACACCGTTTTCAATTCCGTGTTCGTCGATTCGGGTGGATACCTGGACATTTATTATGATCCAGATGGAACAAGTTTCAGAATTGACATGCCTGATTCTACAACCGGACTGCGATACCGATACAACGATGGCGGAGGATATGTCGCCGTCGCAGAATTTCTGGCGGGTGGAGGTCTCAGATCGCCGTCGATAACGGGTAGCACGTCGAGCGGAGGGAATTTGTATTTGTATTCCACGTCGCACGCTACCAAGGGAAAGATATACCTGGGAGCCTCGTCTCTTTACGATCACGCAAACGATAGGGTGGGATTCGGAGAGACGGCGCCGTCCGTCCGGACATTCATCAAAGGAGAAACCATTGTATCGAGTCTCGCCGTTTCGGGACTGACAAATCCCGCGCTCGGTTACGAGGGAAACATCAGCGTCTGCGGGCCGAACAGTTCACTCAACATTTTCAAGCGGACCGTCACGAATCTCGCCTCTGCGACAGCAGGAGACAGGTGGGCGTTCTACGCAAGTGCAGCGGGTTTCCATTTCTGGACCGGGACGCTTGGAGACACAAACATAATCGAGGCAGATGGGGATTGGGTATTAAATTATCGCCTCGGACTTGGTGGCACGTCGCCTCGAGCGGGGTATCTTTTAGACTTTGACGGAGTGGGCGGGATAAGCACAACGGGACAGGGGACGTTTGGTGGAGCAACGCACACCAGTACGAATCACGGAGTGAGCTGCTATGACGAAATGGTGTGTCTGCCCGGAGCAACCGGATTCACAGATATTCAGCTTTGGAAGGACTCGACGCCATCGAAGGCATGCGCAATCGGTATGAGTGTGCCGGGAGTGGCGATCGGCGACGACCTTGTGTTTTCTCTTTACGGTGGGGCTTCATGGGCTGAAGCATTCAGAATATACGACGGGCGGCATGGCTTCACATTCACTCAGGGGGTGAGAAGCTCAGGCGTCGCCGGAGGATGGCTGTTCACTGCCGCCGCCCACACATCGCAAACGGCGAGCACAGAAACAACTGATGTGAACTTCAATCTTGCGCGCACACTTCAGCATGCGACTGGCGCTCTCGCGCTTCAGCGTGCTTTCAGGATTCAGCCCCCGACGTATTCGTTTGTGGGGGCATCCACGGTTTCTTTGGCATTCACGCTGGAGATCGGAGGTGCGCCGACAGCGGGAACGAACGCAACGATCACGGCAAGGGCGGGAGCCAGGATCATCGGCGGGCTTGTCATCGGATCGGCGGCACTGGCGACGAATGCGACAGAAGGTTTCTTGTACATCCCGTCGTGTGCCGGAGCTCCGTCGGGGACGCCGGCAGCACACACCGGGACCGTCGCCGTCGTTTACGATAGCACGAACAACCAAATCTACGTCTACAACGGCGCGTGGAAGAAGACCGTAGCCCTTACATAACCACCAATCACAGGAGAAAGCATGAAGTATACCTTGGCAGTACCTGATGAAACTATGCCCGTGAAGGATGTCGACAGAAACACCATCGTCGAGAAGAACGTCGTTCTCCAGCTCATGGACTTGATCGTGGAGAACACTCCACAACGAACGAATGCGGAAACCACGATTGCATACTCCGTCAAGAAGAAGATCGAGGAGCAGCCTGGACCCGGCACGATGGAGATCGAAAAAGCAGAACTCGATTTCATCAAAGATGGGCTTGAGAAGCTCCGATCTGCCGATCGCGTTTCGGGTAGTAAGTGGTATCATCTGACAACCGCGTTGAACGAAGCAAAACCTGCATAGACGACAATCTGAACATGGATCTTCTGACCGTTCGACATACCTTCACGCCCATCTGCACGCAGAGCGACTTCTTCATCGACAATCAGTACTTCTCCGTCATGCTCGAAGACACCACGAGGGAGGGCGATATCTTCAAGGTGAAGATCCCGAAGCAAACTGCCATTCCGTACGGCCGATACCGGGTCATCCTATCAGAGTCGCCGAAGTTCAAGCGAGTATTACCGGAGATCCTCAACGTGCCGGCATTCACAGGTGTGCGTATCCACAGCGGAGTAACGGTTGAACACACCGAGGGATGTCCACTGGTCGGGAAGTTCGCAGTCCGGAAGGGTGACAACATCACGATCTCCGGGGGATTGAAGCTCATGCCCGTTCTCATCGGAAAGATCGAGCTGGCGATAAAGAGTGGTCAGGAAGTGTGGATCAACATCACGAAAGGGGAGCACTACCATGCCTGACAACGAGGACCCGGTGAGCGAGAGACCAATTCCGAGCATCAATGATCTTCAGACCAATCCAATCAAACCGGACCTGAAGCCGATTCAGTCGGCAATGAAAGTTGAAACGGTGGACGAGGCGAGGCTGAAGGAATACCGCGATGAGATCGAGGCGTTTCGCTTGCGGATCATATCGATGCCGTCATCCGACGAGAAAGCCGCATTGAAAAAGGAGATCGCGCTCCGGTCACTGCATCAGGATCTGACCGATCTGCTTGGTGGAAAGCGGCCTCTGGGGCAATTGACGAAGAACGCGATGTGGATAGCAATTGGGGGAGGGGCGACGATTCTCGCAGAGATATTGAGGGGATGCCTGTGAGGGTTACGCGCGAATGCATGGAATTGATGCTCCCCACGAGATCCCTTGACAACCTCAAAATATTTATATATACTTAGGGCGCGATTAGACCATTTAAAATGAAGGGATAAGCGGACACTGTTGAATATTTGGTTTAGGTCTACTTGACAGCGACCCATGAAATCCGTATCATTACTTACCAATTTCCCCAGTCACTCGAAAGCGCGGCGGCACTATCTTCCAACGGTGGCCGTTATTATATTTCGGAGAACATTTTTTTCAAAGAGATTTTAATTTTCGCCGACCTGACGAAGGGCGCGCGGGCATGTACGCTATTGTTCTTAAGAACTCACCCCCGTAGATTTTTTTGCAAACTAGGAGAAGGATAAATCACCATGAAAAACCCTGCCACCGAAAGCCCGATCATGAAGAAGGAGATCAAGGAGTTCCTGGCTTCGAATCAGAAGATCAAAGATGCTCTCGGTCTATTTGGCATTTCCGCCGAACAATACGCTAAGGCGATGCAATCGGTGGAACCAAGGCCGACAACATCAAATGAGGTGACAATCGAATTGGAGGTGTGATTTGCCCGATGTTGCGGAAAATTCGTTTGGCAAGATCCTTGAGGAATTCAACGAGGCGATAAGGGTAGCCCAGGAGGAGGCCAAACAATCCGGTAAAAGCGTGGTCCATCTCAATCTTGATGCGATCACCGACAAGTATATCCAGCAGTTCGTTCAGCATACCAATCGGCCGCTTCTCATATACGCAGTCGACTTTTTTGACGGCAGAAAGGCCGCCGTTGCTGGAAACGAAATTTCAATTACCCTGTCTGATAAAGACGGAATTGTTGAGGCGACTCGGACGCTGCCGGATGGACCACTTGATTTGATCTTGCATAGCCCTGGTGGATCGCTCGACGCAACCGAATCCATCGTTGCGATTCTGAGGCAAAAATTCAATGATATTCGGATATTTATTCCATGCGTCGCCAAGAGTGCCGCTACAATGTTGGCGCTTGCAGGCGATGAAATCTATTTGGCAACCAGCGCCGAGCTTGGTCCAATAGATCCACAAATGGTTTTGCGAAAAGATGGGGGCGTGTACCAATCGGCAGCGCAGGCGATTATCGACCAATTTGAAGTTGCACAAAAAGAGCTCGCCGCAAATCCGAACAAGCTGCCGGCTTGGATTCCCATTCTACCCATGTATGGCCCATCACTCTATCAGGATTGCAAGAATGCGATCGCGCTTTCAAAGACCATGGTCCGGAACTGGCTTGTGGAATACATGTTCAAGGGCTTGGGGAAAAAAAGAGACAGAGTGAATAGGGCTAGGCGGGTTGTAAATTTCTTTGCAAACCACAAACTCTTAAAGTCTCATGGCAGAAAGATTGGACTCATCGAAATCGACAAGAATTTGAAGGGTTTGATGCGAGTGAAAAAGCTCGATGACGACGTCGTGCTTTATAATGGGGTTATGGGTATTTATTTTTGCTTGTTGCAAACATTCCAACGTTCCGGTGCTTTTAAAGTGATCATGAATAGCCGGGGGAAACGTTACATCCGTCAAGTCCAAATTCCCATCCCTCCTCAACAAATTCCTATTCCACAACCTTAGATCGGCACGGGAATAAACTGTCGAGATTATTTCATCGGCGGTTTTCCCGCACTTGCGAGTTTCTTGTTCAGTTCGTCTTTCTTCCTATTCAGCAAAGCTGGTTGAACGAAGTAGAAGTCAAATAGCCCTTCCAGTATGTCCAACAGCCACTCAGCCTCACCTGGTTCAACCTCCAGTATCTCCCCTGTGTTTGTACTCTTCATCGGATGAGCAGCGAAATTCCCAATGTTTCTGATGGCATCCACCGGTTCGGAGAGTGTGGAAGGCAACTGCTTTGATTCAATCAGATCCTGGATTTCCCTGTTGAGGTTGCTCGGTTTAACGCCGGCCTTTGCTCTGAGTAAGTGTTGCAAACATCGCCGGCTCAAAGCAGCGCTCGCTTTGGCGCTATCTGGCAACACCAAACAAGCCTCTTTGTAGTCTTGAGCAAACTCCAAAGGTACCTCCGGTGATATCGGAGTTCGGGAAATACCTTTCGGGTAGACCAGATCCAACGCCCTTATTAATTTTGGGTTTGACAGATCGCTCCTCGTGATCTGAATTATCAGTTGTCTGCAAGTCGGACACAGCGTGTGTCTCTCTTGGAAGGTAAACTGAGTGTCGTTCCCCAAAGCGAAGCCGCTCCAATTCACGAAGAACGCTACCAAACAATGTGGACACTGCATAAAGAGGGCTCCTGAGAATATGTGGTTGTCGAATGGTCAATTTCGCTCAACGAACTTCCTCCAATGAGTCGACGCCCAGTCGTTCGATGCCCGGCTGCAGATTGTCTGATACTCTGACCCGCCATCGAAATTGTAGAAGACGCTAACCGTCTCAGGCGAGTGCCTGACGATGAGCACGTGCAGCTTCTTTTCCTTGTAGTCCCACGCAATGCTTGTTGTTGTTCGTGTCATCTTGATCCACTGGCGGATCGATTTCGGTGTTTCCATGGTTCCTCCCAATTTTCCAATAAGATGGTTCCGCTGAGAATTGTTGTGTACCATTTTTCAAAGCGGAGGGGGTGAGTCGAAACCCACCCGACTCCGGCTAACGTAGGGCGATGGCAATGATGGCGGCGATTGCCCATAGGACTTTCGCCACATCAATCTTCACCTCGACCTTGGTTTCAAACCTCTTCATTGGATTACTCCACGAAAAGGTCCGATGCGCACCAGACCGTTAGTGGGCTGGCCATATTTATCGTGGCGTTGCTACCACGCTTCTGGCGGTGAACGTTACACCGTCGGAATGTTGCGGGATCGACCCGTTGCTTGTCTACAATTCCACAGTTGCCTGTGAATTGTCGTGGATGCCCCAGATCAAACCCATTAGCCAAGGGTATCAACCCTGACACACGACGTGATACCGTCGTACTCCGAGAAGATTTTCGTCCCCTCGGCTTAGTGGGACGATGCGGGTATCGTGATTCACTCCGGACGAATCTCAGACTCCAGATCGAACCTTTGATTGATTTGTGCCAAAATTTCGGTATACCGTTCGTCGAATTTCTTCTGTACTTCGTCTAGCGGAATTCCAGTGGCATCCGAGTATGTCTTGGATGAGATTTCGTATACAGCCAAGGTGTGAGCCCAAAGTTCGGCGAACATCTTTTCGAGATTACTCAGGTCGATCGTAACTACCGTATGATGCATGGATTTCTCCTGGGGATTCATTTGATGTACGGTGGCGGGGATGCTTGTATGATTATTGGGGAGATCCCTATTTATCGAACAGTGAGTTACCTGGGCTCGATTTTGTAGGCTTCAATTTAGCAGCCTTGAAAGTTGTCCGGGTAGATTCCGGAGCTCTCAGCCCTTCGCCAGCCAGTAGATCCTCCACGGTAATAATCTGGATTTTATCGAAAGACTGCCCCCAGGTAGCTTCGTCGTAGTAGCCCTGCTTCTTCGCCTCGTGAAGCATGGGCTTCGTGACCTGTTCATCGAAGCACACGAATACACCGATTGCAGCTTTTCGAGCCTCGACGACTTCAATGAACTCGCGAATGTTCTTCACGTTTACGTTTCCCGACTTCACCTCGATCAGGACAAGCTCCCTCACCTTCTCTGAGATGCTGAAGGTCATATAGCCGTCGAAACCTCCATCAGCGGTCTTCTTCGTGTTTGAAACCCCCCCGAGCAGAACTTCAATCACCCAGTCCTGAAAAGCAAGCCGGCCGCCCTCCGTACCTCGGGCAAGCTCCTTTGCTGAGGCTATGTCTTTCGGTAGGCCGGAGATCTCGATCGACTCACGAATTCTCTGCTGCTTCGCCTTGTCTGGGTACGGCTTTGTCAATCGATCGACGATGAGCCGAATCGCGAGGTGTGAAATGTCCACACCGATCCAACTACGATTAAGTCTCTCGGCTGACGCAATCGTCGTTCCGCATCCGCAGAAGAAATCGGCAACCAGATCGCCCTCGTTTGAACTCGCAGAGATGATTCGATCCAAGAGAGCT